TTCGCATACCTCTGATTGTAGTAAAGTCTTTAGGATATACGTCTCGTGTAAAATTAGTAATCCAATTATGACCAATGCCAGGACGACGGGACATCGTGCTGTACTCAGGCAATACCTCAGTAAATTCGCCAGTTGCGTAGTTAAGTCTTTCATATGGTTTGAGACCTGTTTTTTTGTCTACCTGGTCTTTTAGTTGGCCGTTTAGTTTTTTCATACAATATCGGGCTACATAGCCTGCTGATTCGAATGTTACAGTACCGAGTGTTACGAATCCTTTTTTCCATATTTTTTCGAGAGTCGGGCTTGTGTATATAGGTTCACCAGATGGAGAGTCGAACAGATAGACCCAATCGTTGAAATTGAACCCGAACACAATAGCATGGTAGTGAGGTCTGTTGGTGTTATCTCCGTATTCTCCGCAATGATAGTATCTAAGTTTTTTGTCTTTAGCATGTTTTCGTAATCTCTTTATAAATTTTTGAAAATGCGATTTAACCAGTGAACCGTCTTGCGGTATATTTTCGTCATTATATGTAAGCGTAATAAAGATATTGTCTTCGTGAGTACTTGCTTCGTGTACGATTCGCATTGCCCATTGTCGGGATCGTTCAAGTCTGCATCCAATACATTGTCCACAGGGCAGTTTAATTGGGTCTCCGTTGTTTTTTTCATCGAAGCGTATCTGTCCTTGTTGATCTCTATATGCTGTTAATAGATGAAAGCAACCCATTCATCTATAGTCGTGTTCCGCCACGCATTGGGCGGGGTTTGGTGTTCATTTTGTTAACACCGGCATTTTTTTTGAATTTTCGTTTTGATGAGCCTTTGCTCATTTTGTATCTTTTACCCATTAGAGTAACTCCAGTTGTTTAATGTCCTGCAGCATTTTTTTATATCTACATTCTTTAGTTCTTAATGCTGCTTGACGTTTTTTAAGTAAATCACGTTCTATACGTATGTCTTTAATATACTGATCAAGTTTTTCTGTGTCAATAATTTCTTTTAGATTTTCTGCTTTCATTTTTGACTCCTTAGTTGTTACATGTATTGTAACAGTTTTTTAAGCTTTGTAAAGCTTGGATTGACACTTTTTTTAAAAGGTGTCAGTCCGGACAGTTATATCAAGTAATTTGCTGTCCGGATTCGGCTTTTGTTGCCTCAGGTTTCACCCTATTTAAGAGCACGTTGCTCTTGGTCGATGCGTCTACGACGCTATTTACATGGCTATATAAGCCATTTTTGCATTTTTAATGCTTTGAGCGAGACTCTCGTAAACTCGCGTCTCGCGCTCTGGGAGTGATGCGCCACCTTACGGTGGCTTATTTTTTGGCGTAGTGGCTGACTTGGGCTTTAACGCTATGCTAAACGCCTTTGTCAGCCTGATACGCCTGGTTGTTTTGCGCCCCGTATGGGGGGCGCATTAGGGGCGCGCTATGGCTGCGCGCTTTAGTTTTTAAGAGGTGCGCTACTCGCGCGTTGACGGATGCTCCAGGCATCCTTATCTTGGGCCATCCATGGCCCGCTTAGTGTACAAGGAGGGGAATTTAAAAAGGGACCGGTTAAGGTCCCTTAGTATTAGCCAGCCTCGCCTGGTGGCGGGGGAGTCTCTGGCTGATTTATTACCACGACCTCTATAGGTTGTGGTGTTTCTGGGGCGTTGGCCAAGCCCCAGTCTATGAGTTGTTGTTGATTGTCGCCATTATGGATGAAATCCATAAATTTGGCGGGATTATTATCGAATTGTTTACGTATCTCTGAAGGTACGCTATCGAATGAATCCTTTGCTTTCAAGATCATGTTCATTGTCTCCTGAAAGTCATTATTAGGATTATTATCATATGTAAATTGCTGCAATGCAGCTGTTTTTGCGATGAGATCAATACCATGCCGTTTGACGATATTATTAATATTGACTTCGTCACGGTGTGATTGCTCGACTCTGATGGTCTCGTCTTTAGGTATTGTTAATAAAACGCGGTTGCGTATTACTTTTCCTGTTTCGTCTGTTTTATAAAATGACATTATTCACCTATTTATGTGAGTAGTTAGTTTCTATCCAGTTAGATATTGGATTTGTTAATTTTGTGCCTTTGTCTATTGCGTAGTCTTTAATCTTTCCTGCGACTGATTTTGTTTTTGCTTGTAAATCATAGGCTGATGAACCCAACCATTGACCTACTTTTTCTGATACTCCTTTCAGATCTGTAATTGTTTCGTCTGCTGAGTCTGCAATATTAGCCATAGGAGAACCTATTTTTACATTTTGAGCGACATTTTTTGTATCTACTGCAGTTTTTTGAACATTTGCTACTTGTTGAGCAATATTTAATGCACTACTTAATTGTGCTGCTCCTGAAGGTTTTGATTGCATTGTTGCGCCTGCTGCGTTTGCTTTTGCTGTGGCTCCTTGCGAACCTGCTGCAGCTGCGCCTGCAGGGGATGATGCATCGAATTTTCCTGCTAATATTGGGTTTATTCCTGATGCTTTTAAGTCTGCCATCCTTCTTGATACTGCTGAGTTTGACATTCGTTCTTGGAATCCTAATTGTCTTTGTATTTCTGCTGTTTGAAATGCTCTGTTTTTTTGTGCCTCCGTCATTGAGAAGTCGCGTGCTTTTCCTGCTTCTTCTGCTTCAAATACGTTGCGTGCTGTGGCGATTTCCTTGTTCGCCTGATTCATTTCCTCAACTTGTGTTACACCTGTGAAGTCATCCCAGACGTCACTTACTGGTGAGAATAAATTATCTTCAAGCCATGACATTGTTTTCTCCTAAAAATGATCAATCATGCCAGGAACGCCAAATGTAGGCATAGGACGGGCACATTTAAGGTTAATAAGAGTATCGACAATGAAGTGTGGTTCTGATGGTACCTGTATACACCTATCAATTGGTGGGTCTTCTTGTATGAATGTTTCGCCTAATGTTGGTAATGATGCGAAGTCTTGCGATAAATGCCAAGCGTCAAGAGAGCTTGTTGCATCTGATTGAAATAATCCTGATATTTGTGATGGTTTATAACGGTATTCTGCATATCTTTCCTGGTATCCGAATACGTCATCATCGTTCGCTGAACCGTCACAGTATATTTCCTTGTTAAGTATTTCCTGTTCACCAAGATGTGCTAATGAAGGCCAATAAATATCATATCGGGTTGATTTTGATAATTCCCGGCGTAAACCCTTTTGGTAAGTTAAGTCTGCACGTACTGAAATTAATCCCATTACAATGCCATGTTCTACGAATGATTTTGAAAATCCATGACCTGTTATTGATGCTGTTCCTATTGCTGCTAAATCACCGACACCAATCTGACTTGTTGTTGCTGTTGGTGCCTGTTGTGTTATGGGAGAGACATTAACAGGAGAAGAACCGCCACCGAGATATTCAGGGCGATAGCTAACATCGTAGAAATTAACACCAAAGTGATTTCGAACCAATTCACTGTATCGTGTGCCTCCTCTCGCGTCGCGTTCTAATAATTTTTGTACCTGAAATGCTTCGCGAAGATCATTAATTGTTGCTGATGTTGCATTAGTTAAGTCAGTCTGCAGACCTGTTGCAGTATCGTCTGCCAACTTACCCCATATGGCAGAACCACCTGATGTCCATGCAGTTGTGGTATTTAATAATGTATTATTGTTAGTTGTTGAGGCTTGTCTTTCCTGTGATACTCCATTATTGACCCAAATGTTTGCAGTACCGTCTGATTTTACAGGTGCTACTGTGCCTAATGGTAGTGTTACTGCATCACCTTTTTGTGGCCAGGGTAGAGCTGATGTAAAATAATCATGTCTTTTTCCACGGCGTTGTAATTTATGTCTTGACGCAGTGTTCGTCATTGCGTCAGGGCCATCTGATGTAATTGTACCAGGGTCTACTGTATCTATTAAATTCTGATCTCTAAACCACTCGTTATAAATACGCCCGTATGCTCTAAATGGTAAAGCACTAATTTCTACATCATTAGCACTAATACCGTCTGGTACGCCAATATATTGCATTAATGAAGCTGCTCTTTGTACGTCACTAACATATGCCATATCTGCATCACTTACACATGATGATGTTGTATCTGATAGTACTGGTAATTGAAAATCTATTGAATCACCTGGGTCTGTTTGTTCTCCGAAGAATTTTTTGCTGTTATCCCATAATAATCGAGTTGGTACAAAGAAAAAGTGTGTGTCTATGAACATGTTGTCCATAATTGGAAATAGTGGTGTTGCTAATCTTGCGAATGCACTTGTATTTAAGTTGAAGGTGTCTCCGGGAAGTACATCGTCCCAATAGAAGGGAACGAGCCATCCGGCGTCCATTGTGAATTTGTGACCGTGTGATCTATCGAATTGAGAACGGGGCGCCTGTATTGACGGTGCCTGGCTAAAGTTGTGAGTCATTACTGATTGCATTTTTTTACCTCTAATAAGTGAGCCGGGGAATAACCCCCGGCTTTATAAGTTAGATACTGCTTTGTTTTTTTAGTTCTTCGTGTTTTGCCAGGTCGTCTAGCTGTTGCTGTTCTGATATTGAGGTGACATTAGTTGTCTTGATCTCGAATCCTGAACGTAGTTTTTTAGGGTTTTTATCGGCTGTTATTGAGCCTGAGTTATCGTCGAATCCACCGATGTGATATAGGGTGAAATCGTCTTTATTTTTATTATCTTCTACTGATTGAGAGAATGCGCGGATTGCTGATGCGTCATTTATTTCTGAGAAGGGTTTGTTAAATATTTCTGCTACATTATCGTAGATTGAGTATAGATTTAAGAACATTATAGACTCCTTTTGAGTTGTTTAAATTGGGCCTTCTTTACTGTTTCACGTGCTGATAGAGCTGG